AATCAGTTCATTACCAGTAGGAAGTTCTAAACGAATTTCACTTTGACCAGTTACTAGAGTGCCATAAATTTCAATTAGTGCTCGCCATGTGTCTGGGGGATTAACTTTGGTTATGTTAAAATCTTCGTCAACTATTTCTTGAGGTTTTATCAGTTTCAATTGATTGCCGTTAAACAGCACACCATAGTTTAGCGGAGTCACAGTTGATCGTCCCGCCAAATTTGTCAGAATAGTCTCTTCATTGAACACACCTTGTTCATCGTACACGTTACCAATAAATTTTTGTATAACACCCAGGCGCTTGACTTTGGCAGGAGCACTAATCCAAATTGGCATTTCAAATGTCAAAGTGGCAATGTCAATGGGTTCCTCGGTGCTGGCCGGAACAGTACGACTGCTCCACATTAATTCAGTCAACTGAACATAAGTTAAACTGGTCCAATCAATGTAGTTGTCTGTGCTTTGTATTTCCAAACTGGGATTAAACAGTACTGCCAGTTGTTCAACAATTTGCATTTTTTGTTCGGTATTGCTGGTCCATATGTCCAACTTGATAGTTAGCTTGTATGGTACCGGCATTAATCTTTCTATGGTGTAACTGTCACCTTGATTGGTTCCGTATAAACCAGTGTCGGGATCAAACTCACGCTCACGTAAGTGCATCTTACCAACAAAATTTGGTTCTTGCATTCGTGACTGATCGTAGTTTAATGCACTAATGTATGCGGCCATGGCAGGAACACCATTGAGTGTGTTCTCACTATTACCTTTTAGTATAGAGGCTGCTTGTCGACTTTGATCACCGTAGTAAACAGGTACACGTTGTAATGCCTTAACACCTTGACTGTTCTTGCCAAACTCCACATCAATGCCGCTGACAATTCGCATGAATTGTACCAGGAAGCGTCGTATTTGTCCGTCGTAAAAAAATTGTTGACTCATTAATTATCTGCCTTGGGTTTTAGTGCCTGGCTAAGGCTTTGTCTAATTGTAACATTACCACTGTTGTTGGTAAATGTATCGGTGTTATTAACAAAACTACTGCGTTGTGTCAGATTATTTGCACCTGGAGTCAATGTAGTTCTGACATTGTCTTCAATTTTAACCCAGCGACGACCATCCCATCGGAACAGCCGGTTAGGCAAATAATCTGTTCTTAATGCGTAATCACCAATCAACGGACTGCTTGGGAATGTTACTCCAGTGGCAACAGGCAATCCATTTGGTGCTTGGCCATCACCAGTCAACCAACCATGCACAGTATCGTCGGGTGACAAGATATCAGCATCAGTGCCAATGATAGCAGTATCACTGGTTATAACTGTAACGTCAGTAGTAACACCAACTGGGTCTCCAGCAAATCCGTCTACTGTGGTTGGCTTAATGTACAAGTGACTAATGTCATATCCGCTGAACGGAACATTTGCTTCTGCTTCTTTAAGGAAGGCATCATTGATTGTTTGATATTTGTTAATAATACTGGAGATGGAACCAAGACTGATGTTTCCGTTGGTTGGATCACCTTCTGGTGCATCCACTTTAATTTGATTAAGAATATCTTTGTATTCCTGACTATCAGTCAACGGATTAATCTTGCAGCGCCATAAGTGTGGCCACCAACTTGCACTATAGCCTTCGGCAGCATTTTGACAATCGCTAACAACATAATAGCGTTTAAGCGCAACAGGCAAGGTATCGTCGAGTGGTGAGTAATCTTTAAGATGCATCAGTTCAATAACATCACCGTTCATTAACTTGCGTCCAATGGTCTGAATCATATCGTTGATGTGGAACACCATAAACAATGTGCCAGTTTGCAAAAACATACCAAATTGGCTTAGATCAAATGTAACATCTTGCACTTGATAAATGCCACGTATTCCATACACATCTGTATCGTATTTGCGATCTCTGTTTTCTAAGAAAAATAAATCTTGTATGTTTAATGCACTTTGATTGGTATAACTTGGCTTGCTTGTATTATCGTAAAATTTTACAGTGGCACCGCTACTTAAAGTAGAAGTAGTATTTGAGCTTAATGTTACTGTGTTTGCAGTTTTGGCAATCACCGTAGTGTTGGCTGCAATACCAGTACCAACAACAAAATTGCCTAGTACAATATCGCTGGTACTACTAAAACGCAATGTTGGACTAACATTGCCTTGTGCAATGTTGGTTGTTTTTACAGTATTTTGTTCGTTTGTGCCAAGATATTTGTGTACCAAAATGCCGGTGCCACCCACAGTGAACATTTCGCTCATTCTGCGGTCCATAAATTTATAGTCGTTTGAGTGACGTCCGTCTTTCCAAAGTGATAATCTTGGCACAATCGTATCCTGTTATCTAGTATTTAGTTTGGGTACAGCTTGACATAAAATCCAAAAAAACGTATAATTACTGTTATGGATGAATACACATCAAAACTTAGTAGTTTGCTGACTGTTGTAAATCAAACAACAGACATCCAGGCACGCGGCCAACTTTATAAATTGTATAACAATTGCCGAAAAAAGTTTGACGAACTAAGCAAAGAAAGTGTGGAGTGCCGCCGTATGAAAAAAGTAACAGCAAAGTACACAGAAATTGAAAAACAGTTGCAAGAATGTATACATAATTTTGAGCAATGGACATTCTTTGCTAAACTAATATACTAGTTGACATCAATGTCCATTTATAGTATAATTGTGTTTTCCTGCTTAATTAAGGAGTAGAAATGGCTATAGTAGCTGGCATCAAAATCAAAGCAAAAGCACCCCGAGTTGCTAACATTGCATTTTCAGACGAAAAGTATACTGGGCGCGAACCAGTGTGGGATACCGAGCGGGCAGAACAAATGACTCAAGCTGAGTTTGATCATTTTCTACGTAAGAGTTTCTTTTATTACAATTATTACTATACACAAAAAGATCTAAAAAAACATGCTGTAAAATGGATGCAGGAAAACAAATACAGCAAAGACGATGTGTCTACTTTTATTCGTAGCTCAGATCGTGCAGTTCCTATGACTGCATATTGTTTGCTAATGGCACACAAACAAGGAATGCCATTCCGCAAAAAAGAACTTGCTTACTTTAAAAGTCAACTTGAGGCAGCAATTAATTTGGCCGATGCTGAACCAGAAGAAACTGCAACAGGTGCTAAACCGGCCGAGCCAGCGGTCGTAGTAAAGGCGCCCACTATCCAGGATCGCCTTAACGAAAAAACAAGTGAGCACCTGGCATACTTTGAAGGACTGTATGATGAAGTGATTGCAGGTACTGCAATTGATCCAAAAGCGTATGATTACTTTGTTGCCAATACAGTTCCGCAAAGCCAACTTGGCAAATTTGAAGCATTGTTGGACCGGCATCGCATGTATCTGAATGCCGCAATTGACAAGTTAGACGAACAAATAGTTGAAGGTTACAAGCACATGAAGGCAGCGGACTTCAAGCGACACTTTGCTTTCTTGAATGCTATACAAACCGCAATTGAACAGTACCGTTCGGTTAAAAAAGCCACAAAGAAAGCTAGAGTAAAACGTGCGCCTACCAAAGAGAAGATTGTTGCCAAGCTCAAGTACATGAAGGAAGAAAAGACACTAAAACTAGTGTCAATCAATCCAGTGGACATAATTGGAGCACAAGAGCTGTGGGCATACAATACCAATACTCGTAAACTGTTCCGCTATGTTGCTGATAGCACATTAGGGCCACTGGGAATCAAAGGCACCAGTATCACGGGCTTCGACAATGTAAAAAGCGTGGGCAAAACTCTACGCAAGCCCGAGGAGAAACTCAAAGAGTTTGCTCGAGCCAGCAAAGTGCAGTTACGCAAGTTCTTGGACGATATCAAAGCCACTCCCACAGTAGGAAACGGACGCATTAATGCAGATATAGTACTATTGAGAGCTATTTAATATAATAGGTGTCCTGGTAAATACAATACTAGGACACCCAAATGGCAACAGCAGATACTACTTCATTTTACGCAAACGGCGTATTAATCACAGACAGTTTATATAACCCTGCTACAGGCACGGGTGTTGGGCATATAGCATACGATCCTACCGAAACGTTAGGCGACACTACTGCACCAGATTTACAAACAGATAATTCGCATCGCAAAGACATAATTGATTATATCAGATTACGTTTAGCAGATGGTATTGTGGATGTGGAACTTGACAAAGAACACTACGAGCTGTGTATTGACCAAGCACTAAATCGATATAGACAACTGGCCAGCAACAGTCAGGAAGAAAGTTACGCATTTCTGAAACTCAAACCTGAGACACAAGAATACATACTACCTAAAACAGTCATGGAAATACGTGCTGCATACCGCCGTGGTATTGGATCAGTTACTGGTACAACTGCTAGTCAATTTGAACCATTTAGCTCGGGCTACTTGAACACTTATATGCTGGTAGCAGGCCGAGTTGGCGGACTATTAAGCTACGAACTATTTGTTGACTATCAAAAAATGAGTATGAAAATGTTTGGTGGTTATTTGAACTTTCATTTTAACAAGACTACAAAAAAATTAACATTGATTCGAAAAATTCCTTTTGCCGGCGCAAATCAGGATGAAGATCAAATGGAAGATTGTTTACTGCACATCTATAATTACAAACCTGACAGTATGTTGTTTAACGACTATCAGGCCTACCCGTGGATACAAGATTATGCTTATGCATTTGCTAAATCAATACTAGGCGAAGCAAGAGAAAAGTTTGCAAGTATTGCTGGACCACAAGGCGGTACACAATTAAATGGTGCCAGCTTAAAGGCCGAGTCCATTGCAGAAATGAAAGATCTAGAACAACAATTAAAAAATTATGTTGATGGATCATATCCTCTAACTTGGGTTATTGGATAATGAAAATACGAGATATTGTTACTGAAGAAAACAAAAAAGGCAAAATATCAAAACGCCAGCAGCAACCAACCCGCGGATTGAATAAGTTTACTGATGGTGATCGTTGGAACAGTGATTATACACTATACCGTTTGGGACTAGCAGTAGCCTCTACAGATGGCAAAACAGTTCCGGATACAGATAAAGAATCGTGGGTGGGCAAATGGAAAGTAACCGCACCTTACAGTCAAGCAGATCAAGACATGCTAAAGCAAGCATACAAAGCCGTGGGCGCAGATTACGAAGACGTTAACAACGGTGACATGCGTAGTCAGGAACTTAACAGTACAAACAAATCCAGTCCTGTGGCTAAACCTAAAAAGAACAAATACGGTGTTTGACTTTAGTGTCTTAATACTGTAAACTAGCCTCTATACATTAGGGGCTTTTTTATGATCATTGGAATCTGCGGGTTTATTGGTTCGGGTAAAGATACAGCAGCAAACTATCTAGTGGGATGGCATGGATTTAGGCGCGATAGCTTTGCTGGCGCACTCAAAGATGCAGTAGCAACTGTTTTTGGTTGGGATAGAGAACTGCTGGAAGGATTGACTCCGGAAGCCAGAGTCTGGCGTGAGCAGGTAGATCCATGGTGGGCAAAACGTCTAGACATGCCCAAGTTGACTCCGCGTTGGGTACTGCAATATTGGGGCACAGAAGTTTGCCGTCAAGGGTTCCACGACGATGTTTGGATAGCTGCATTGGAAAATAGGTTACGTCAGCGCACAGGGCATACTGTTATCAGTGATGTACGCTTCCCCAATGAAGTTACTGCAATACGCAATGCTGGCGGTGGGATCGTTTGGATTCAACGAGGCGAGTTGCCTGAGTGGTACGATTGTGCATCAACAGAAAATACCAGTCCCTGGGACCAACAATGGCTGCTGGAAGATGCAAACGAACTAATGGAACAAAAATTCCCAAGTGTGCATAAATCCGAATGGGCCTGGGTAGGTACCAACTTTGATGCTCTAATTGATAACAATGGGTCAGTGGAAGATTTATATACTCAACTTAAAAATCTGGTACCAGAGGACTCTCTCGCCAAGTAGTTTTGCTATTATGCAGATCAATTCTGCAGTTTGCACATACCGAACGTAAGTTGGTCCATTCGTTGTTTTTTAAGTTACCATCGATATGAAAAACAAAAATTTGATTGATTGACTTGGCTTTAAAACCACAACGATCGCAAACTAATTTTTTCTTGTAGCCAGCCTTGATCCATGCCGGAAATACTCTGGCTCTTTTGCCTTTACGGGCACAACTGGCGCAAATTTTCCTATAACGAATTTTATCGCCTGAATGGTAGTTTATTGCTGCTGGATTTCCGTTACATGCGGCACAAAGAGGTCTAGACATACTGGTATTTATATATAAACCTTTCGAAAGGCACCGCTAACTACCAAAAATAGATGTACTTTAATAAATACTACAAAATGTTTTGTTAAAGGATGAGAACATGGCACTAGTATCCCCAGGATTAGAACTTAGCGTAACAGACGAAAGTCAATACGTTCCAGGTGCAGTTGGCACAGTACCTCTTATTATTATGGCAACGGCTCAAGATAAAACCAACCCATCGGGTGCGATTGCTGCTGACACTACCGCAGCAAGAGCAGGTAAACTATTAGCATATAGTAGCCAGCGTGAATTAATTAGTGCAATGGGTTACCCAAGCTTCAAACAAAGCGCAGCAGGTACACCATTACACGGCGACGAACGCAATGAATACGGTTTAATGGCAGCGTATAGTGCGCTAGGCAACGTAAACAGAATTTATGCAATTCGTGCAGATATTGATTTAAATGCACTACAAGGTACCAGTGTTCGTCCAACTAATCCTGTTAGTAACGGTACACATTGGTTGGACCTAGCAGAAACCAAATTTGGTATTAATGAGTGGGATGCAGTCGCCGGCGCATTTACTCTTAAAACTCCACTATTGATTACTGATAATACCAATGATACCACTGTGTCGGGCGGTATTAATGTACCAAAATCTAGCATTGGTCAAATTGGACAATATGCAGTAGCTTGGACTGGTACAAACGTACACATGTTCTACAAGGCAGGTGCAAATATTAGAACTGATGATGCAAAATACAATGTCTGGGTGCGTGTAGGTACAACACAGTGGCAAACAGCATGGGCCACTATCAAAGCCACAGCATTAAATCCGCAGATTGCATCATCAACCCCAGCAGCAAGTATTGTGATTAATGCCAGTTCTGCTATTACTATTGGTAATACTGGTGCAGCACGAACACTAGATCAAGTGGTTACAGCAATTAATAATGCAGCGGTGACTGGTGTTACCGCAGCAAATGTTGATGGTAAACTGTATCTATATGCTACAAGTTTGGCAATGAGTAACGGTTCAACAGCTGATGGTAAAATTGCCATTTCTAATAGTTCCGGAACTGCTTTAACCACATTGGGTATCACTGCTGGCACATACGCAAATCCTGTTTTAGAATACGGTAATTTTACAGCAATGCCAAGCTGGAGAAGCACAGATACCACACCTCGACCAAGCGGATCAATATTTGCCAAAGTTGGTGCAACCGGTAGCGGTGCAGACCTTGTTATCAAGCGTTACAGCACAAGTACAGGTACTTTTGCAACCTTGGCCACAGAATTTTATAACAGAGCCGAAGATGCGTTGTTTGGATTAGATTCTGCCGGTGGCGGTAATGGTATTGCCGCAGGTACTGTTTGGATTGGATACGATCCTCTAAGAACAGACACCGGTGGATTTAAACCATTCCGTCGTCGTGTTACTGGACAGACAGTAGTCAGCGGCACAGCAACAACTTCTAGTCCGTTCACAATCAGTGACGTCATGATAATTGGTGTGACTGAAATTGGGTCTGCAGACATCACTGAATATACTGTCACATTGACTGGAACAAGCACCGCAAGTTTTGTTAGCGATATTTTAGCAAAAAATATTCCTGAACTTAATATCAGTGTCAGCACCAGCAATGTAATTACATTTACTCATATCTATGGCGGCGACATTTATCTGTCAGATGATACCGGTACACCAACAGCAGATGCTGGATTTACTAGTAGTACAACAGGTACAATATTATACGGTACTACTCTTGCATTGACAAACTGGGAAGTTCCTAATGCTACTTCGTTTATATTGACCTACAGTACATCTGAACCATACCAAGAGCCAGCTGACGGAACATTATGGTACTACAGCGATCCTGCCAGTGTTGATATCATGATCAACGAGATTGGCGGATGGAAATCATACCACAGCAGTTACTATGATGGATCAACTACAGATGCTCGCGGATACGACTTGTCGTTGACTGACCCAGAGGGCGTTATTATTAGCGCAAGCGAACCAGAAAAACAAAGTGACGGCGTCACTGCATTAGCAGCAGGTGACCTTTGGCTGGACAGTGGCGATCTTGAAAATTATCCTGTGATATATCGCTACGATGGCGAAGCTTGGATTTTAGTTGATAACACAGATCAAGTTGGACAAAATGGAATTGTGTTTGCAGATGCACGTTGGGATACCACTGGCACTACAGATATTATTACTGGCTCGCTTCCATCTATTACTGATCTATTAGAAAGCGATTACATTGACCAAGATGCTCCTGACTATAGACTATATCCACGCGGTATGTTGTTATTCAACACACGCCGTAGCGGTTATAATGTAAAACAATATGTAAGCAATAAATTTAATGCTAACGCATATCCTGACTTACCAGCAGTTCCTGGTGCAAGTGCTAACTTGCCAACAGTTAAAAACACATGGCAAACTGCCAGTGGATTAAAAGACAATGGCAGTCCGTATATGGGTCGTCAGGCACAGCGTCGTATGGTTACAGCAGCAATGCAAGCAGCATTGATTGCAAGCACCGAAGTGCGTGAAGAACAATATGCATTTAACATTATTTGTGCTCCTGGTTATGTAGAAACCATTGACGAAATGGTTGCATTGAACAACGATCGTGCTAATACAGCATTTATCATTGGTGACACACCAATGCGTCTAGCACCTAATGCAATTGATATTGCACTATGGAGCAACAATGTCAACGGTGATGGCTTGGCAACTGCTGATCCTTACCTTGCAGTTTACTATCCAAGTGGCAAGACTAGCGATTTACAAGGCAACGACATTGTTGTTCCTGCAAGTCACATGGCATTACGCACAATGATTTTTAACGATAACGTTAGCTATCAATGGTTTGCTCCAGCTGGTACACGTCGAGGTCTGGTAGACAATGCAAGCAGCATTGGGTACCTT